ATGAGTGAACTAAGAAATTGGCTTGAAAGTGGTGATTACTTACCAAATGAGTTTCGGGACTTTCACGACCAAAAGGATTTGTTCAAAGCAATGCACTGGATTATCGAAAATGCTAACGAAAACGGAAATGCACGTGATGGTCATGTCTACGTTATCGATACCTTCCTATGGTACATGGCAAGTAGGGGATACACCCTACAACGTTCAAGAAAGAAAATTAATTTCAAAGAAATATCAGATGATGTAATCCGATTTAAATCAGCCGAAATAAAAATGCTTGAAGAAATATTAAGCATGGAGAACGAGGTAAAAAGCCATGAAAGAGCTTGATAGTTTTACAGTGGAGCAGTTAAACGATTTCATTAAATCAGACCACACTCAATGCGGTGATGTGGCAGCACTTGCAAGAATCGCGTTAGCTGCAAAGAGGGCTGAGACTGTGACGTGGTGGACTGGCCCAGAACCGACTTTAATCGGCGAGCTTGAAAGCTATCATGACCACGAAACAGGTAGTCATTATCTTCCACTTGTTGTTTCACTCAGCGCCTACAACACCACCCCACAGTTGAACTCTCCGGAGATACGCAAACTTATTTTAAGCGAAGTCAGTGATTTTTGTGCCGGTCTTGGTCAACCGGGTGAGCCTGAGTTACCGGAAGATATTCAGCAAGCGCTGATGAATCGGATTGAATTAGTTTTCAATAATTGCGGATGAAACCATGCAAATCGATATGGTCAAGAATGCCGGTGGCGTTTTTGTTCCAGCGTTCGATCATGACTTACCCAGGTTAACCAAGTTCAAAAACGGCGAGATGTACACCGCCGACATTAAGCTAACTCGCAACCCCGCTTTTCACCGAAAGATGTTTGCCTTCTTCAACTTCTGCTTTGCTCACTGGTCTGCTGATAAAACGGCGCTGGCTAACGCAGATGAATCTACTCAATTTGACCGATTCAGAAAGGACTTAACCATTCTGGCGGGATTCTATGAGCAAACGGTAAGGCTAAACGGTGATATCCGGACGGAGGCAAAGAGCTTGGCTTACGCGAACATGGAGCCTGACGAGTTCGAACGCTGCTACAACGCAATGGTTAACGCCGCAATAAAACACCTGTTCGGGCGCACGACTGACCAGAACATTATCAACCAACTTTATAGCTATTTTTAAGGTGACAGCATGAAAAATATGTTTTCAGTTGCAGCCGCACTAACAATTATCAACTACGGGAGCGCTCAGAACTCATGGTTTTTTCGACCAAGCTATGACAGTCATCCTATGGCATCGAAAAGAAACTCTGGTATAGCAAAGGCCCGTCGAGCCGCTAAAAAGCGGAGGAGGGCAGCATGAATAAGCCGACAACGTAGCCCGACACAGATAGCACTAGACAACCTGATATTTCGCAAGACATCTCGAACCAAGCCTAAACCCCCAATTCCCGCCAGCGAAATACCCACATATGACCACATATGCGTTTTGCTGCGCGCAAAATTCGACAGAGTAAGGAGAATGCGATGACGCATAACGAGCTAAATGATATTGCCGTTCGATGGCTTAAACGCCCTGACAGTGCTAATGGCCCCGGCTGCCAACTAGCAATGACTGAGGTTGGTGGATTATACGGAGGTGAGCGAGCTGATGCATTCGGATACCGCTGGGGATTTGATGGCGGTAGCGTTGTTGTTGAATCTAAGGTTTCCCGCTCTGACTTTTTAGCCGATCGAGCCAAGCCACATAGAAACGGAACGACTCGGGGCATGGGAACCTACCGATATTATATTTGCCCCGAAGGTTTAATAGATATCGCTGATCTTCCTCATGGATGGGGGCTTTTGTGGGTTAATAAGCGCGGTCACATCAAACTCAGGGCTGGGCACGTGTGCTGCAACAAAGTGCATGGATACCGTGGACGAGATTTAACTCATTTTTGGCAACATGATGCTGACCTGCGTTTCGAACTGGACATGCTGGCTCACTCGCTGGTGAGGTTCGGTGACCCAGAGGAAGCCAAGACGATGGTTCGCGGCTCAACGCGTGAGGCTTCTAGATTGGCCGCTGAGGTGAATAAACTCAATGAAGAGTTGAAACGCACGCGAACTGATCGCTTTTGGTTGGCCCGCTACAAAGAAAAATACGGGGAGCTATCCCATGCCTGAACTCCCCCAATCAATATGTATCTTCTGCTTCCTGATGCTTAACAAGTGTGAAACCTACGCTCATCAGAAATGCATTGATAAAGCAGCGAAGGAGAAAAGAGATGGCGAACTTACGCAAAGAGGCTAGAGGCCGCGAGTGCCAAGTTAGGCTGCCTGGTATCTGTAACGGGAATAACGAAACAGTGGTACTGGCCCACTACCGGCTGTCGGGGATATGCGGTACCGGGATCAAACCGCCTGACCTTTTCGGCGCATGGTGCTGCTCTGCGTGTCATGACGAGATAGACCGGCGTACGCACATCATGGATATCGAGAGTGCGCACCTGGCTCATTTGGAGGGAATGGTAAGAACACAGGCGATTCTACTGTCGGAGAACAAGGTGAAGATATGACCGAATATCACATAGATCTACCCTGGCCGCCCAGCGTTAACACCTACTGGCGACACTCAAGGGGAAGGCACTACATCAGCGAGAAAGGCACCAAATACCGACAAACAGTAATCGACACCATCAAGCAGCTCAACCTCGATATCAACACCTCCGCACGACTCAAAATATCAATATCAGCACACGTACCAGACCACCGCCGCCGTGACTTAGACAACCTGCAAAAGGCCGTCTTTGATTCGCTGGTGCATGCGGAATTCATGCAGGACGATGAGCAGATAGATGATTTCAGAGTTAGGCGGCAGCCGATTGAAAAGGGTGGACGACTATCAATATCCATTACTGAACTGGAGCCAGCATGAAATACACAGACCCATTCCACACACTCCCTCAGTACAAAGACAAAACCCAATTACTCAGAACATGGAAGATGGCCAGAAGGGTGATCACGCCAGGGCAGCAAGTTTGGACAAAATACCTTTTGATGCTTTGGGGGCGACATTTAGGCGGGGATGACTCACACGAACTGGATGGCGGTCAAAACGTAATTGGACGACTAATGGTTAGAACAGCATGGAGCGCTGATAGGTCAGATCAAATAATCAGGATTGTGAAAATGCTGCATGAAGATGGCTTACGAGGTGATGAGCTTTATCGTCGCTCGCGGGAATTAGCACTACCTGAAACCTCAGTAAGCAACATCATCGCTCTCGCCAAAGAATCAGATGATGCCGCTTTTGTTGAAAAGGTCATGTGTAAAGCACTGAATAAAGCCAGCCCAATGAGGGCATACGCTATTAAACGATATTGTGATCGCAAGTACCCGCAAATATTGAAGCGGGAGTTAGTTCGCCTTACTGGATGTAGCGACAAGGAGGCCAGAAACCGCGTTGAGTGGTGCGAAGAAATACTGGAAGTGGAAATGTTTTATGCATTTAAACGTGAAATGGAGAAAGAATTTCTAATTAACTGCCATTAAATAGAAAAATAGCACGAATTGCTAAGGCGGCTGGGCAATCAATGTGTAGTATTTCGGTTAAGCTCGGACGTCAAAGGCGAAGAGCGGTGGTGGTAGAGAGGTAGTAAGTAAACGGCGATTGTGAATACCATCTTTAGCTGACTCACCACCACAAAAATTAGAAGCCTCGGTTAATCGCCGGGGCTTTTTGCATTCTGGCTCTGTAGCTTAAAGGTAAAGCAGCCGACTCATAATCGGGGGATTTCTGGTTCGAACCCAGATGGAGCCACCACACACCAACTTTAAGGCTGCCAATTTGGTGGCCTTTTTGCATTTAGCCCGCCGCTAGCGCCAATCACCCTCAAAAACTCCGTGTCTGAATGGATCACGGCGGTGGGCTATTCCCCAAAACAGCAAATACACGCCCAGGCCAACTGGCAGGGGGAGACTATGAGAATGGATAAATATTCAAGCGGCTCATCCTACTGGTTCGGCGGTATAACCACGATGCTCGGTGCGCTGTCATTAAACGAGTGGGCGCTTGTCATTGGTATTGCCTGTACTGTCGGAACGTTCGGGGTGAATTGGTACTACAAGCGCAAAGAATATCAGCTACGGGAGCGGTCAAATGTCTCCAGCTCTCCGCAATAAGATAATTAGCGTATCGGCGGCCGGTGCATTGGCCATTACCGGAGCGTTACTGGGCGGTGATGATGGGTTAGAGGGCCGAAAGTATGTGGCTTACTACGATGTCGTGAATGTCCTGACTGTCTGCGATGGTCACACTGGTAAAGACATCATCCCCAACAAAAAATATTCAGATGCTGAGTGCGATGCTTTGTTACAGAAAGACCTGGCACCAGTACAGCGCACTGTCGATACAGCAGTAAAAGTCCCCCTGAGCAAATATCAGAAAGCCGCCTTATATTCGTTCACCTATAACGTCGGCCAGAGCGCATTCACTAAATCCACTCTGCTTAAAAAGCTCAACACAGGTGACATTAAAGGCGCTTGCGATGAGTTACGCCGCTGGACATATGCCAGCGCCAAGCCGTGGAAGGGATTACAGAATCGTCGCGAGATAGAGAGGGAATTATGTTTAGCGGGTTAAAGAGCATATTCACCTATCTACCGGCGTTACTGCTCATCATTCTGGCTGGCTTATTGCTTCACTTCTACAACGAAGCTGACGAGTGGCACGATAAAGCTGACGCAGCTACAGCGCTAGCAAAAAGCAAGCAGGACACCATCGATATGATGGAGAGCCAGCGCCAAGCCGTAGCCGCTATCGATATCAAACACATCAAGGAACTAGCAGATGCCAAATCTGAAAACGAGCGCCTTCGTGCTGATATCGCTAATGGCACTAAGCGGTTGCAGCTCAACGCCACATGCACAAAGCCAGTGTCCAAAACCACCGGCCCCGCCAGCGTCACTGATGATGCCAGCGCCCGACTTACTGACGCCGCTCAGCGGGATTATCTCAGTCTCAGAGAGCGAATCGGAATCGCAATCAGCCAAATAAACGGCTTACAGGACTACATCACTAACGTGTGCCTGAAATAACCAAGCAGGGGTAAATCATGATTAGTAAATCAATCTCTCTAACTATTTGGCTACTGCTTGCATTCAGTAGTGCTGGTCTATGGCAGGCCTTGAATCTCGCTCTATCCATGCTTGCTGCTTATGCCGTAGTGACTGAATTTTTATTCGGTGCTTTGGGCTGGCGAGGCTATGAAGTTATCCGATATGAAGTAACCAATCAGAGGTAAAAATAATGAACGACCAGCAAATTGAAACTGAAACTGAAATTGTAGCAAAAGGTAAAACCGCTCCGCGTGTTACCCCAAAGCACATTGAAAGCATCATCATGAGCGAGAGTTACTTCACTGCATATGATGGATGGATTGGGGCCAATTTCCATAAAAATACTGGCGAAGCGATAGAGCTTGATGACTGTAATCAGCTAAAGCTTCTTACTTTCTGCGTTCTAGTGCTAGCTAATGGTTTTACTGTTACCGGTGAGTCAGCATGCGCGAGCCCTGAGACCTTTGACGCTGAAATTGGGCGTAAGATTGCTCGCCAGAATGCAGCCAATAAGATTTGGCTGCTTGAAGGCTACCTTCTGAAAGAGCGCATCCACGCAGACGAACACCTGAAAGAGTTACTCCGTATTAAATCCGAGTAGCTGACATTACAGCAGGCATTTACGAGTGCCTGTGATAATGCCAACCAATGAGTTAAAGGGGATATGTATGGCAAAAACAAAATGGCCGAAGCTGCCACGTTATTTCATCCCTCTATTTCATTCTGCGAATGTCTACCTGTGCCGATCAGGAGAAGAATGGGAGCTGGCATGCAAGCACTTAGATGTTGATGCCGGGGAGATAGCTACGCTGTCTGGGGCCGCACAGACTTACTCAAACACTGAATCTGGCGAGACTATTTACTTGATCGGTATTTTCGATGGCGAATTATCAACGCTGGTTCATGAGTGCGCCCACGTAACGTTCTACACATGCCGCGATGTTGGCGTGACCATCGACACCAACGCCGCAAATGAAACGTACTGTTATCTACTGGATAGGATGGTTAGCCACTTCCTGCCATTCATTACTAAACAGGAATAGCCACTATGGCAGCTCCAAAGGGAAACCGGTTTTGGGAGGCGCGAAGTAGTCACGGGCGTAACCCGATATTTGGTTCGCCTGAGGAACTATGGACTGCCTGCTGCGAGTATTTTAATTGGGTGGTAGATAACCCGTTATACGAAACCAAGGCATTTGCATTTCAGGGCAAGGTGACCCAAGAGGCGTTGCCGAAGATGCGAGCAATGACCATTGTCGGGCTATGCATCTTTCTCGATATCGCTCGCTCAACATGGCACACGTTTAAGGCGATGGAAGGTTTTTCGGACATCACCACACGAGCAGAGGAGATCATCTACGACCAGAAGTTTTCTGGCGCAGCCGCTGATCTATTGAACGCAAACATTATCGCCCGCGACCTTGGGCTTAAAGAGCAGTCGCAAGTTGAAGACGTGACACCTGATAAGGGGGATCGCGACAAGCGCCGCTCCCGAATTCAGGAGCTATTACGTGGAAACAATAATTCCTGATGATCTATCCATTGAAGAAGAGTTAGAGCTTCTCGCTTTGCTGGAAGATGAGTATGAGTATCGCAGGACTCACCAGTTATTCGAATTCACCCCCTACAAAAAGCAGCGAGAATTTATTGAGGCTGGCGCTGATTACCCAGAGCGCTGTTTCATGGCCGGTAACCAGTTGGGCAAGTCTTACACTGGCGGCGCGGAGGTGGCTTTCCATCTTACCGGGCGTTACCCGGGCACCAAAGGTTATCCCGATGATGGCGCATGGCAGGGTGACTGGGGCGGCAAGAAATTCTATGAACCGGTGGTGTTCTGGGTTGGTGGTGAGACAAACGAAACCGTAACCAAAACGACTCAGCGTATTCTTTGTGGCCGTATCGAAGAGAACGATGAACCCGGCTACGGTTCGATTCCGAAAGAGGACATTATTAGTTGGAAGAAGTCACCATTCTTCCCGAACTTGGTTGATCACCTACTTGTCAGGCACCACACCGCCGAGGGTGCAGAAGATGGCATGTCTATCTGCTACTTCAAACCTTACTCGCAAGGGCGGGCAAGATGGCAGGGTGACACCATACATGGCGTGTGGTTCGATGAAGAGCCGCCTTACCCCATCTATAGCGAAGGACTGACCCGTACAAATAAATACGGACAGTATTCAATGCTGACATTTACCCCGCTAATGGGGATGTCGCAGGTGGTCGCGAAGTTCATCAAGAATCCGAGCAAGGCTCAAAAGGTGGTCAATATGACCATCTATGACGCTGACCACTACACGCCAGAGCAAAAAGAACAAATCATAGCTTCCTACCCAGAGCATGAGCGCGAAGCTCGAGCGAAAGGTATCCCCACAATGGGTAGCGGGCGAATATTCCAGATACCTGAAGAAACGCTCAAGTGCCAGCCGTTCGAATGCCCCGACCACTTCTACGTTATTAACGCTTGTGACTTTGGATGGGATCACCCGCAAGCACAAATTCAATTGTGGTGGGATAAAGACGAGGACGTCATTTACGTTTCCAGAACTTGGAAGCAGAAAGAGAAGACAGCAACTGAAGCATGGAGCGCAGTTAAAGCATGGAACCAGAAGATCCCCACAGCATGGCCTCATGACGGCAATCAACATGAGAAGGGCGGCGGCGAACAGTTAAAAGAACAGTATGCCGATGCTGGCTTCATGATGCTGAAAGACCATGCAACATGGACTGATGGTGGCAATGCTGTTGAGCCAGGCATAGTTGAAATAAGGGACATGATGCTCGAAGGGAGATTCAAAGTGTTCAATACATGTGAGCCATTCTTCGAAGAGTTCCGACTTTATCACCGAGACGACAACGGGAAGATAGTTAAGCTGAATGACGACATTCTTTCTGCCGTTCGTTACGGATACATGATGCGCCGCTTCGCCAAGATGATGCGAGACATCAAAAAGCCCAAAGAGAAAAAACTTCCAGCACCGATTAAACCAATCCAACGAAGAGGCAGATGATGGCCGATGATAATAAATTGCTGGCGATCCTGACCTCATTTGATCGGGATTGGACGGCAAGCGATGAGGCGCGGACTGAAGCGGCTAACGACCTGTTTTTCAGTAGGGTATCTCAATGGGATGACTGGTTATCTAATTACACAACCCTGCAATATCGCGGACAGTTCGACATTGTACGCCCTGTGGTTCGCAAGCTGGTTGCAGAGATGCGCCAGAACCCAATTGAAGTGATGTATAAGCCAAAGGATGGAGTCTCACCTGATGCTGCTGACATCCTCATGGGTATGTATCGCACTGACATGCGTCACAACTCAGCAAAAATTGCCGTCAATGTAGCGGTGCGCGAGCAGCTTGAGTGTGGAGTTGCGGCATGGCGACTTGTTACTGACTACGAAGACCAAGACCCAACCAGCAATAACCAAGTTATCCGGCGCGTGCCGATTCATGAGGCTTGCACTCATGTGATTTGGGACTGCAATAGTAAGATGATGGACAAATCAGACGCTCGGCACGTCACACTGATTAATGCAATGAGCGTTGAAGGGTGGGAGGCATTCGCTGAAGAGGAGGGGATTGATCCGGAGAACTACCCTGATTTTCAAAACCCCGATACTGATTGGGTGTTCACTTGGACAAACAAAGATGTCGTTTATGTCGGTGAGCACTATGAAGTAAAAGAAGAGAAAGAGCGGGTATTTATCTACGAGCAGCCAATTACCGGGCAGATGGTCAGCTATTACAAACGTGACATTAAAAACGTCATTGATGATCTGGCAGAGTCGGGTTACGTCAAGGTTGGCGAGAAGAAAATGACACGCCGCCGCGTGTACAAATATCTGGTGACCAGCTCAGCAATGCTGAAAGGCCCGATTGATATTGCTGGGCAGCATCTTCCTGTTGTACCAGTGTTCGGTGAATGGTCATTCGTTGGCGATAAAGAAGTTTATGAGGGTGTTGTACGCCTTGCTAAAGATGGTCAGCGTTTACGCAACATGATCATGAGCTTCAACGCCGACATAGTTGCCCGATCCCCACGCAAGAAACCTATCTTCTGGGCTGAGCAAATCGCTGGCTACGAGCACATGTACAACTCAGAAGATGAGTATCCGTATTACCTCATGAACCGTACTGATGAGAGCAGCGGTGATTTACCAGCACAACCTATTGGCTATATCGATAACCCAGAAGTACCGCAGGCCAACGCCTACATGCTTGAGGCGGCAACCGCAGCAGTGAAGGAAGTGGCAAGTCTTGGCGTGGGTACCGAGGCGGCCGGTAGTCAGGTGGCATTCGACACCATTAATCAACTCAATGCTCGCTCAGACATGGAGACTTACGTCTTCCTCGACAACCTGTCTACAGCTATGCGCAGAGATGGCGAGATTTACGCCTCAATGGTCAACGACATCTATGACGTTCCACGTCAGGTGATGATGACTATGCCAGACGGCAGCGAGAAAGATGTCGAAGTTCTTAATCAGGTTGTCGATTATCAAACCGGGCAAGTGGTGACGCTGAACGATGTTCGCGGACGCTACGAAACCTATACCGACACTGGCCCTTCATTCCAAAGCATGAAGAGCCAGAACAGGGCGGAGATTCTTGACCTGATGGGCAAGGTTCAGCCCGGCACCCCAGAATATCAAATGTTGCTGCTTCAGTACTTCACCCTGCTTGACGGTAAGGGTGTCGAGATGATGCGCGAGTACGCCAACAAACAGCTTGTGATGATGGGGCTGAAGAAACCTGAAACCCCTGAAGAAGAGCAGATGGTTGCAGAAGCTCAGCAGCAGCCGAAAGAACCAAGCCCAGAAGACAAGCTCGCACAGGGCGCACTGTTAACGGGTCAGGCAGACTTGCAGAAAGCGATGAATGACGAGCAACGCATTCAAGTTGATGCAATGAAAGCGCAAGCAGATATCCAACTATCCAATGCCAAGATAGCCGAGATACTCGCATCAGTAGATCTCGATAAGCAGAAAGAAGTTAGAGAAATGCTGAAAGTATTAGGTCAATTCCAACAGCAGCAGGGTGATAACGCACGTGCTGATGTTGAGTTGCTTCTCAAAGGAGCAAACCAAACACACTCCCGCCGCATGGACGCAACCAAGCTCATGCAGCAAAGCAACAATCCTTCCGGCAGAGCAGCCGAGATTCCTCAATAAGAGAGAGCTAAACATGGAAACAACCACCGAAATTCAGGCTACTGAAGAGCAACTCCTGCCCGGCACTCAGGCGGCGGCACCCGAAGATGGCTTAGTTGTCGATAATGCCAGCGACAACGAAGGGCATGATGATGGCTTTGAGATTGTCCTGAAAGACGATGAGAAACCAAAACAAGACCCGGCAACCAACGCACAATTTGCAGCCAAACGTCTGGAGCGCAAGCGTCAACGCGATCTTGAGCAACAGATGGAGGCCGTTAAGCGTGGGGAAGTGCCGGAGAACCTTCGGGTGACTCCTGATCTACCAAAACAGCCAGACGCTAATGACTTCCTGTCAGATGAAGCACTAGCGAAGTACGACTATGACCAGACTCGCGCACTCGCAGCATTCAGCGCCGCCAATAGTGATTGGCAGCTCAAGGCGATGGACGCACGCAGTAATGGCGTGGTTGAGCAGGGCCGCAAGATTCAGGAGTACACCCAGCAGTCAGCGCAATACGCCGAGGCAGCCCGTAAGCACTACGACACAGCGGAGAAACTCAACCTTCCTGATTATCAGGATAAAGAAGACGCGTTCATGAGCTTGGTCCCGCCTCAAGTGGCAGCCGACATCATGATGCTGTTCCCTGAAAAATCCGCCGCCATTGCCTACCACTTGGGGGCAAATCCAGAGAAAGCACGTCAACTCTTGGCAATGAACGGGCAGCAAGCACTGATTGAACTCACTCGGCTATCAGAACGTTTAACTCTCAAACCACGTGGTAAACAACGCTCCGAAGCCCCAGAGGCAGACACCGGAATTACCGGTTCAGTCACGACGGCCAATGTCGATGCATTGCAAAAGCAAATCGACAAAGCCGCATCAGCAGGCAACACGGAACTTTACCGCAAGCTAAAATCACAGCTTAAAGGAATCAAATAATGGCTCTTAATGAAGGTCAAGTAATCACATACATGGTCGATGAAATTATCGAAACCATTGAGAACCTCACGCCAATGGCGCAGCGCGTTGAGAAATATCAACCACCCGGCAGTGACATGCAGCGCTCTCAGAACACTGTGTGGATGCCATTGGAGCAAGAAGCACCAACTCAGAAAGGTTGGGATTTGACGGGGCAAGCTACCGGCATTTTGGAACTGTCTGTTAAATGTAACCTTGGTGTGCCGGATAATGACTTCTTCACTCTTCGTGTTGATGATCTGCGTGATGAGCGCTCATTACGGCGTCGTGTTCAGGCATCAGGTAAGAAGCTGGCAAACAACGTAGAGACGGCTATTGGGCAGCAAGCCGTTGATATGGGTTCTTTGGTTGTTACCAGCGCTGATGCAATCGGCACTGGCACTACTGGCTGGGACTTTGTGGCGGATGCCGAAGAGTTGGTGTTCTCTCGAGAGCTGAACCGCAGCGCTGGCCTGAGCTATTTCTTCAACGCGAAAGACTACAAAGGCGCTGGTCACGATCTGGCTAGCAAGGACTTCTTTGGCCGCATTCCTGAAGAAGCCTATAAATCAGGCACCATTCAGAAGCAGGTCGCTGGATTCAATGATGTTCTTCGCTCACCAAAACTACCAACCCTGACAGCTTCCACCGCTACCGGACTAACAGTAGCGGGCGCTCAGTCATTCAAGCCATTAGCATGGACAGAAGACGCAGACGGTAACCGCGAGAACGTGGATAACCGTACCGCCGTTGTTGTCCTGAGTGCGGGTACTGGTCTGAAACGTGGCGATAAGATTTCATTCACTGGCGTTAAGTTCTTGGCGCAGATGGCTAAAAACGTACTGACTCACGATGCAACGTTTACTGTTGTAGCTGTGAATGGTGCGAACGTGACCATTTCACCTAAGCCGATCGCATTGAGTGATGTAACTCTGACTCCAGAGCAGAAAGCATACGCAAACGTGAATACCACGCTGGCTAACACAATGGCGGTGAATATTCTTAACACCACCACCACTGCAACCAACGTGTTCTGGGCTGATGACTCTATCCGTCTGGTGTCTCAGCCGATCCCAATAAACCATGAGCTCTTCTCTGGCATGAAAACCCAGAGCTTCAGTGTTCCGGGCGTTGGTTTGAATGGGGTGGTTGCCTATCAGGGCGACATCAGCACGTTAACCGGTAAGTGCCGTATTGCTCTGTGGTATGCAGCATGTGCTGTACGACCTGAAGCAATCGGCGTTGGCTTGGCTAATCAGGCATAACAAGTAGGGGCTTCGGCCCCTTTCTTATTTGGAGCAGAACATGACACAGATGGTATATCGCCACGGCGACATGAAGAAGTGGAAGGGCGTTGGTTACGACTTTGAAATTATCCGCCCGGATGAACTCGATGAATATCTTGATGCTGGCTGGTTTGCACATCCTGATGACTTGTTGAAATCATCTGCTGAGCCTGAGCCTGAGCCTGAGCCTGAGCCTGAGGCCCCGAAGAAAACCCGCAAAAAGGCGGCAACTGATGAACCTAACGACTAAAGGTGATCTGGTAAATAACGCGTTGCGAAAAGGGACTATAGCCTCTGATGCAACGCTAACTGATGTCGAGCCTCAATCAGTAGCTGACGGCCTGCTTGACCTTGAAATGATGATGGCAGAGTGGTTAATCACACCTGATTTGGGTATCGATGTCGGTTATATATTCAGTGAGGATGGAGTGGAAGTCGCACCGGAAGATCCTCATGGCTTGCCTGCCTATGCACTGAACGCAGTAATCCTAAATCTTGCTCTTCGTATTCTTCCTGACTACGCGATTGAAGGATCGCCATCTCTTGTAACAAAGGCACGCTTTGGCAAGGAAACATTAGTCAAATCGATGTTCAAGCAACGCACACCAAAACTACGCTATCGAAACCGCGTTCCTATTGGCTCTGGCAACCGTTATCCAAACTGGATAGGCGTCCATTTTTTCCATAACAAGGAAGAAGATAATGCCGACGACACAACTCCCTCTGGCTAAAGGGCTGGGCAAAGACTTCCGTAACGCCGACTATGTTGATCTGCTGCCGGTTAATATGCTGGCGACACCGAAAGAGGTATTGAATGCTGCCGGTTATATGCGCTCATTGCCGGGCATAGACAAGCGTTCGGACGTTGCTGGTGTATCGCGTGGGGCTCTGTTTAACGCTCATCAGAATTCCGCATATCGCGTTCTGGGCGGTAACATTTATCGCGGAGATTCATCAGTCGGTGATGTTACTGGCTCTGTCCGCGTAAGCATGGCATTCAGCGCTACTAGTCAGGCAGTGGCCGCAAATGGAGAAATGACGCTCTATCGTTATGACGGAACAGTCAAAACGCTGAGTAACTGGCCGGGTTCAGGGTTTGCACAATACGACGTTGGGTATGTGCGGGATATCTGTCGATTGCGGGGCCGGTACATATGGGTCAAGGATGGTAGCGGAACGTTTGGCGTTACCGACTTAGAGGATGAGTCTCACCCTGACCGATTCCGTCCTTTTTACTCTGCCGAGTCTCAGCCTGATGGCATTCAAGGCTGTGCTGTGTGGCGTGACTTCGTTGTCATGTTCGGGACTGCAACTATCGAGTATTTCTCCCTGACTGGCGCGACTGATTCATCATCAGCAATTTATGTGTCACAGCCTTCTCTTATGGTGCAAAAGGGGATTGCTGGCACTTACTGCAAAACTATCTTTGGCGATTCATTTGCTTTCATTAGTCATCAAGCAACTGGCGCGCCGTCAATATACTTGGTTAGTTCTGGGCAGGCAGCGCCAATAGCGTCAGCGTCGATAGAAAAAATACTTCGGGAATACACCGCAGAAGAGCTATCAACTGGCATGATGGAGTCTCTGCGCTTTGATGCCCATGAGTTATTGATTGTTCACTTGCCGCGCCATGTCTTGTGCTATGACGGATCGGCGAGCCAGAACGGGCCACAGTGGTGCATTCTGAAAACCGGCTTAGCTGATGCCGTCTACCGTGGGATTGACTTCATATTTGAGGGGAACCAGATAACAGTTGGCGATAAAACAGAATCGGTGACCGGGTCGCTTAAATTCGACATTTCCAGCCAGTACGGGAAACAGTCGGAACATCTGCTCTATACCCCAATGTTTAAAGCTGATAACGCCAGGGTATTCGACTTCGAGTTAGAGGCCGCGACTGGAGTATCTCAATTTGCAGAACGGCTATTTATCTCTGCCACCGCCGATGGTTCTAACTATGGACGTGAACAGATGATATCTGCTAACGCACCGTTTAAGTATGACAAGCGCGTTCTATGGCGTCGCATTGGGCGTATTCGGAAGAATATTGGCTTTAAAGTTCGCATTATCACCAGTTCGCCGGTGACATTGAGCGACTGCAGCGTGAGGGTTGAGTAATGGCTGACCCAAGTTTAAACGTGCCTGTAACTGTGTCGGCAACTCGCATTGATGCAACATTACTTCCATCTATTTTTAGCCTGCCATATCAGCTATATGTGATTCAAAACGGCGCGGACTTCGGCAACGTGGCAGGCAAGGCCAACGATGCAGGGCAAGGGGCATATGACGCACAGGTCAGAAATGATGAGCAAGATATCGTCTTAATTGACCATGAGATCCGCATCAGTCAGGCCGAAGTGACGCTGGTCGAGCACGAAGACCGGATCACTACACTCGAAAGTGATGTTGATTACTTACAGGATGCTGTGATTGCGCTGGAGTCAGATCTTGCCGACTTAGCGGAAGATTCAGTTTCAAAATCATCAACGGATGATCAGATTGTTCAATCCATCGGTGGCTCGTTCATTATTGGCGATGTCCCCGAGCAAACAACTGACAAGCTACAGGTTGGCGGCTCAATAAACGTCAGTGTCGCTTACAAAGTCGCCGGGCTGCAAGTCATTGGTGCACAACAATCGGGATGGACGACATCAACTGGCGCCGCGCTTAAAGGTGCATTCAATGCCGACTTATCTCAAACAATCAGCGCCGCATATGCGCAGGCAGAAGTGCAAGCGTTAAGCACCAATCTGGTCGCGGCTCGCCAGCGTATAAAGGCTCTTGAAGATGCTTTACGCACTCACGGCCTAATCAACTAATTCAGAGGTCCCCATATGGAGTTACGCATAATCCCTGATCCGGGTAGGCTTCGTGCATTCCTAAATAACCCCCCAATAACCGGAAAAATTGTTGATGTAGGGGTTGAGTACTTCATAAAACCTGATGCGTTATACCTCGGAATCTATGAGGGAGCGCTGCTAGTTGGAGTACATGAGGTGAGAACCTTTTGGCATTCCGTTGTTGAGTGTCACGCCATTTATGATCCCGGCTTCCGTGGCAAGTATGCGCTCGATGGACACAAGCTGTTTTGCCGATGGCTTCTTGAGAACTCCCCCTTCACAAATTCTATAACGATGGTCCCCGATACAACGAAATACGGCCGAGCGCTTATTAGGCTGCTTGGGGCTGAGCGTATCGGTCATATGGACGATGCATATATCAGTAACGGCAAGCCGGTTGGCGTGACTCTATACCAGCTTAAGCGAACACAATATGAGGATTTTCTTCTATGTTAATTTTCCAGTTAATGAACAAAGTTCGCGACCGTGCTGTTTACTGCAAGGGTGGCGATAATGGTGCTGGCGCACAGGCTGACGCTATAAATAAACAGACTGATTTGCAGAGAGAGCAGTGGCAAACGGTCATGCAGGGGCTATCACCATTCACCCCGCTAGCTGAGCAATATATCAGTCAGCTTCAGGGGCTATCGACGCTTGAAGGTCAGAATTCTGCACTGCAAGGTTATTACGGTTCAGATCAATACAAAGGGCTGGCAGATCAAGCGCGTTATCAGCAATTAGCTGGCGCAGAAGCAACTGGCGGACTTGGGTCAACGGCAACAAGTAATGGGTTGGCGACTATTGCCCCGCAGCTGGGGCAGAGCTGGCTTGGTGGGCAGATGAATAATGCGCAGAACCTTGCAAATATCGGACTTGGTGCATTGCAGGGTCAGGCGAACGCTGGTCAATCCTACGCTAATAACATGGGTTCCATTTACCAGCAGCAGGCATCGCTATCAGCTGCAAATGCTAATAGACCGTCCAGCATGCAGACGGGTTTAACTGGCGCTCTCGGCGGCGCGTCTGCGGGTATGGCAATCGGCGGCCCATGGGGGGCGGCAATCGGCGGCGGTTTGGGCCTTCTTGGAGGATTATTCTAATGGCTACATGGGAACAGGGTAATTCTGGCGGATTGCTTGCTGGTATCGGTACGAATAACTCTAATGCTCCCCAAGGCAGTGACGTTAACGCCGCACTTTCTTTGATTCGCGATAATAACGAATTTACTCGCTCTGGGGGTAACAATATTGGACTCCAGTCTTTGCAGGGTCTAGCTGGTTTAAAGCAGCAGCACCAACAAGACCAACAGCAGCAGCGCCAGAAAGAATTCCAGCAGGCCTATGCGGGCGCATATTCTTCTGGTGATAGAAATGCAATGCGGCAGCTGGCAACTCAATACCCAGATCAATTTGAAGCTGTACGCAATGGCATGGGGTTCATTGACGAAGACCAGCGTAATACCATTGGTAATCTCGCATCCACTGCCAGATTAGCCGCACAAAGCCCTGAAGCCATGAGTGAATGGTTGAAGTCCAGTGCGAGTGACTTGGCTCGCGTGGGAGTTAATCCGGCTGACGTGGCAACAATGTACCAACAAAACCCACAAGGGTTCGGTGAATTCGCTGATCACCTCGGTATGTCAGCTATCGGCCCTGAAAAGTATTTCGACCTTCAAGATAAGGCTGCCGGACGCCATATTGACCGGGATAAGCTGAGCGAGACGGTGCGCAGTAATCAGGCAGGGGAGGGATTGCAGGCGCGTGGGCAAAACATCACCTTACGTGGGCAGGATATTAGTGCGCAGAACTCACAGCGTAGCGCTGGCGGTACGGTTCCTTCATCTGTACGTGAATATGAATATGTGAAGAATCTTCCACTTGATGAACGGAAAGAGTTTCTGAAGCTGACAAAGGGCGGTAAAAGTTCAGATTTACAGTCAGCACAACTATCAAGCGGTGAAACAGTCATGATAGATCCAACCCCGCTTGGCGCTGGCAGCACTAAGTTCTATAAGGGATATGACGCAGACGGAAAGGTAATCACTGTCCCTGTGAGTTCTCTATCTACCTCTATTGATTCATCCGGATCAGCAACTCAAGGTCAGATGAATAGTGACATTGACCTCATCCTTAAATCCAATCCGAGAGAAACAGGGCCAATTACCGGAATCACTGGTAGCACTGGGCGACCGGCAATCACCGCTGACATTGGCAGCAGAATTTCCGATCCAAAAACAAGGGAGATCTATAACGCGGCTAATCGAATTCAAGGGAACATGCAGAATCAAGGGGTGGCTGCTGCTCGGTCAATGGGGGCCAGTGGTATCAACACAGTTGCTGAAGCTAAGATGTATTTCCAATCTATGCCGCAGATTGACTATTCAAGTAGAAACTCTTTGATTAAGTCCATGGAAAATGTCAAGAAATATACCGATGAGCATAACAGCGTCAATAAGGTTAATTATAGCAATCAGCAACAGCCGGCAGCCCAGCAACCAGCAGCGGGGGGCGGGTTCTCTAACTTGTGGGGTGGTTAATGGCTATCGCATGGAAAGATGTAATATCAAAACCTGAGTACCAGCAATTACCTCCAGACCAGCAAGCAGCAGCGCAAGAGCAGTATTTTAATGAGGTTGTCGCCCCTCAAGCAGGTGACCAGGCCGAAGCTGCTCGCCAACAGTTCTTTACCGCATACCCGCCCGCAGCGCCCACACACGAGCAACCTCAGCAATCTGACGCGCCCATTCAGCAACCGAAAGAACCGACTATTCTGGACAGTGTAGAGCAGGCAGCACGGGGCTTGGTGAATATCCCGTTTGACATCCTCCAAGGTGGCGCAAGTCTCATTAACGCAGGTAGCCGTGCCGCAGGCGCCGGTGACGTGCTGGGTCCAATATACAGGCCGGTTGATAGGCCAACAGACAAATATGCTCAAGCTGGGGAAGCCATAGGCGGATATTTAGTGCCGGGGTTGGGTGTGGCTGGGAACATGGTCGCAGGATCACTAGCAGAAGCCAGCAATCAGCAGGGGGATTTCGCGGAGAATGCGCTAAAGAATGCAGCGATAAACCTAGGTGCTCAGGGCGCTCTGTCAGGAGCAGCAAAATTAATCGGACGTGGTGTAACCGCATTCAAGGGGAATATAGCACCAGAGGCAAAGAGGATCATTGATACGGCCGAGGGAATGGGCGTTACTCCCATGACTTCAGACATGATCAAGCCCGGAAACGCATTAACAAGGGGGATTCAGCAGGGAAGTGAAGGGGCATTGCTAGGTACTGGTGCGAAAAGGGAATCGCAGCAGGGTGCGCGCAGTAAAGCGGTATCTGACTATCTTGATAAGTTCGGGGAGTATAACCCAGATGATATTGTTAAATCGTTAACATCAACTTTGAGGGGGCGAAAGGATGCGGCGGGAGTTATTTATAATGATATTACGTCAAGAATGGGCAATTCTCAGGTGGTACCAACAAATACTATTAATGCCATTGATACAGGGATAGCCAGGCTTGATAGGTTAGGGAAGTCTGCCGATCAGCGAATGTTATCGGTGATGAGAAATCTTAAGGATGACCTTACTAGTGGGAATATTGACTTTAGTGTTTTGAAGGACCAGCGTTCTGCATTCAGGACGAACGTGCAAGGCGATTCAATGATATTCCCAAACCAGGCAAAAGCTACCACTAATATGATAGAAAATGCCATGTCAAAGGACCTAAGGAGTGCTGTTGGGAAAACGCTCGGGCCACAGGACGCAGCTCAATACGTGAAGGCAAACTCAAATTACTCTAACGTCTATAACAAAGTTTTGAATAAAAAGATTTCCAGCAAGCTTAATAATGCTACAAGTCAGGCAACCCCCGAGCTAATAAATAGCATTGTATATAGTCGGAATGCTTCAGATATAAAGCGCATCTGGCCAGCTCTTGATGAGCATGGAAAAAACGCAATGCGCGCTGCCTATATCAGTAAAATATCGGAAAAAACAGGTGGCTCACCGGCTAAGTTCCTCACAGAGGTCAGTAAGCTTAAAAGACAATCTGGAGGTGAAATCTATAGCACCATTTTTAGCGGTCAGCATATTAAGGAGCTAGATGCGTTGCATGAAGTTTTGCAGCGAACTGCTAGAGCGGATTCAGCAAATGTAGTAACCCAGACAGGCCAATCTCTTGCCAATAACATAAGGCTCGGGTCTGCTATCGGAACATCTGGAACATCAATAGCTGGAGAGGCTGGGTTTGGCTTGGTGATGAGAGCGTATGAATCAAGACCTGTAAGGAATGCGCTACTTAAATTGGCCAATACTAAGGCTGGGACGCCGGGATATGAAAGGGTGCTAAACCAAGCCGCTGTTGCTGTTAGGCCGCTGTTAGCTAATCAAGTTTTGCAACAGCAACAGTGATTACAAGCCAGGGATGGCTCACTCACTCAAGGAATCTCGAAACTCTTTGCTTGATAATAATGCATCTGCTTTTCTTATCTGATCGTATTTTTTATTGAAGCCTCGCGCTTCGCTAGGGTATCTATTGAAAATAAGCCCACACGTGGCACATATTATCGAAACGCATACTGATAACGCTATGTGAAAAAACAACGGCAACCATAATAACTCCGGTTCTCCATAGTACCCGTACCAAGAAAAGTAGGCGATCATGCCAAAATACCATATGGTAATTCCTGCGCTAATAGTTGTGCTTACGACAACTATGAGCAGTCCTATAGCATCAGATAGCCTATTAGAAAGTAAATCAGGAGAATATCTTGCAATTAAGTATCTCCAGCATTTTGCGACATCTTCTAGATCAGTGGAATCTTCCGGCACACTTAGGGTGCGGCACATATCGATGGAGCGTTTTTTTTCTAACCTTTCCTCTCTCCACTTGTTGATAGCCATCATAGATAACTGCACAGCAACACCCACAATCAGTGATATAGACACCATGCCGAGAAAGCGCCAGCCAGCAGACAAGGCGTCATATTTCCAAGCATATAGCCCAACTAAGGCTGCAAATCCAATAAGGATTTCAACCATAGTGTCGGACATAAACTTTTCTTTGTGGCTACCCATCCCAACCTCATTGAAATTATTTTTTATCAGCATACAACCTGCCTAGTGTTTTCACCACTATCTGTGTGAATTCGGCTGCGTGTTCATGGGCCAATTTGTCGGCCTCGTCACGATAGCCTAATACTTTTGATGGCTGGCTTACTGCATCCTGAACGATCTGGACTATTTCAGAATTAAGTGAGCGGCCATTCATTTTGGCCCGTTGCTTTACCTTTTCTTTTAGTTCGTTAGGCAACCTCAAATTGAACTGCGGATCATCTCTTGCCATGTTAACAGCCTCACCGTGGGTGGACTGGCATCATATTACCTACTGTTCATATCCACAATAAGACCACCGTAGCACCATTTGATAACCATAACTCTACCGCAGATTCGCTCTGTGGGGATTCCGCACGCCAGGAGAAAAATAAATGCCGGACATCATACCTAATGTTGTCGTCTCAATGCCTTCCCAGCTGTTCACGATGCCGCGTAAATTTGGCGCGGTATTTGGTGGGCGAATTTATATCGGTAAAATCGACACTGACCCGACAATCCCGTCAAATCAGATTCAGGTTTATCTGGAAAATGAGGATGGCAGCCTGGTTCCAATGGCTCAGCCGATCCTGATCAATGCCGGTGGCTACCCTGTCTATAATGGTAACATCGCCAAGTTTGTGACAGTGCAGGACCATAGTATGGCTGTATACGATGCACTAAATGTTCAGCAGTTCTACTTCCCTAATATCCTCAAGTACGACCCCGATCAGCTCCGACAAGAACTAAATACATCAACCGGATCAGGGCTTGTAGGGTTTGACGAAAATATCCAATATCAGGCAGGTACAGTCGGTGATGAGTTAAACAAGCTTATCTATAAGAACTCACTGAGAGTAGAATCAGTTGCGGATCTATCTGCAATAAAAAAAGCAAATGTAGGCTATTTTGCTGAAACCCTTTCATATTATTATGGTGAAAATAAAGGTGGGTCAATATATATTGCTATCACAAAAAATTCGTCGATAGAGAATTATGGAGAATATATAGAAGGCAATGGTGTTACATGGAAAAACGTATCACGTGAATTTTATGCGTCAATGTTCGGAATTAAAGATTCTGTAACTTCTGTTGAAGATAGAATATCAGAGGCAGTAATTGCATCAACAAAAAGAAAACTAATTTTTGATGTGTCTGATGTTATAAATGTAGATAAGATTACAGCATACGTGCCAGACGGGGTTCTTATAAATATAGACTGGCGTGATGCTAAATTTAAAACAAAACAGACGAGCGGAAATACAAGTTGCTTAATTATTGGGACTGATGACCCGCAAACTAAAACTGAAATTGTGTTTTCCGGGCTGCTAACAATTGATGGTATTTCAATGCCAGATCAATGGTACGCTCCAGATCCAACGAATGTTCCAGTTTTGTATGCACTTGATATTAAAGCTGATAAATTTACATCTACAAATAAAATAGTTATAAATAACTGTTGGGGTATGGCAGCTAGAATCAGATATGTTAGCTATATGAATATTGAGTATCTATCTGGTGTTAATGTTGGCGGTAGATCTGGCGCTACAGATCAGTATGAATCTTTTGGTGATGCTGTTTATATCGGTAATTTCAAAAATAATGCGCAATTAACTATTGGTACGCTTGATGTTGTAGGAAAGATTAATGGTGTGGCTAATATATCAAGATGCGGTATAACACTTGAAGATCTTAGCGACTCACTATTGAGACCAAGCTGTACATTACAACTTAGTAATGTAAGGCTTGTAAACTTCATGAGAACACTTCACGCAGAGGGAGTTGGTGTTGCAAGATGTTCATTTTGTAATTTAACAAGTATCAATTCTTGCGTAATGATCTACGGTTATAGTAATACATTGCTATCTGCAACTATTGATAATGTTTATTTTGAACAAAATTCAGAATTAACATTCAGTGGTTCTGGCGGGGTTGGCGTATCTTCAACTGTCAATATAAATGGCGGGAATATCATCAAAAAAAATATTGGAGAGCAAATTGGATTGCGCCTTTTTCTGCGCGGGGTAGATTATGTTGCAGATTATCAATCTGTGATAATCGGCCTATCAACAAACGGTCAGTTCTCAATGTTTGGTGGTTCGCTAACGCTGGGCGGTGGGGCTATAACATTACTGGCCTACGGAACAAATGTTAAAATTGTTTGCTCACATATATTGTCATCTACTGTTACTACAATTTTACCGGGTGGAGTATTTTATCAGGCTGGGAATAATCTTGACAATGTAGTAATACAGTAACCTGAGCGGGTGGGAGGCAGGGATGCCTATTTTTGAATGGGGCATCGATGGGGCAAAAAATTGCCGCAAGATAGCTCAGTATCACTAAGTGTAATGAGTTCGCTTGCGGCAAGGCTTTGTTTTACTCACATCAACTCAGAATAACTCGTTAAATCCCCCTTCATTTCACCATAACACGATGTTAAGATTTGGCAATCAAGACGCTTAGATGTTTAAACGGCTAAAACAGCACAAATACTGGCAGTACAAACACCACAACAGGGATATGCAATGACCGAAAATAGACAACTTGGCGCGCTGTTAGCCGCCTGCCACTGGATCGGCGAAAAGGGCTGGTGCCCGGCGACTGGCGGTAATATGTCCCTGAGGCTGGATTTGGCCCACTGTTTAATCACTGAATCTGGTAAAGATAAAGGCAGCCTGGCCGCAGAAGATTTCCTGCTGGTAGAAACCGCCAATAACCATGTGCCGAGTGGCCGCACGCCGTCGGCAGAGACCGGCCTGCATACCTTGCTGTATCGTCTGTATCCTGAAATCCAGGCGGTGCTACACACACACTCGGTGAATGCCACGGTGCTGTCACGGGTTGAGCGCAGTAATGCGTTAGTGTTGCAAGGCTATGAGATGCAAAAGTCGTTGTCAGGTCAGCGAAGCCATCTGGACGCGGTGGTGATCCCCATTTTTGATAACGACCAGGATATTCCTGTGTTGGCGCAGCGGGTGGCGGCTTATGCTGATAACCGCCCGCTACAGTATGGATTTTTGGTGCGTGGTCATGGTTTGTACTGTTGGGGTAATAGCGTGGTTGAAGCCCGTCGCCATCTGGAAGGGCTGGAGTTTTTGTTCCAGTGCGAGCTACAACGCCGTTTATTTGATGTGAATTCTAACGTTGATGTAAAACCTAACGTTGACGTAAATCCTAACGTGGAGGCCAAATGA